CTCCTATACAGGCTGACGCAATTAGAAGAAAAATTGCGGAGATAAATGAAAGATCGCCGGAAGCATCTATGGATCTATATAACAAATATATTTCAGAAGATGCAGAGTTTAACGAAAAAATTCTAAAGGAATTAGTTAGACGAACAACGCCGGTTGATATTGAGGCTGCCTCTGAAGGACCGTTCCGAGGGACGGTAAAAGGAAAAGCAAAGACAACCTTTAAAACTATTGTTCCAACTTGGAATATAGAAATGGAACATAGTAGCCCTCACTCACAAGCTAACTCAAGAGGGTTGAGTCTTATTCATGATCTAACTGGGGTTAGAGAATCTTATATGGATGTGTATACAGATGGGGTTGATCTTGAGCATAGAACTATTCAAGAACTCCTTGTAACTACACTACAACTAACTGATGGGAATATTAAAAACCCAGCAACCATACGAGCTATTATACTTGGGCTTATGTTACGGCAACCCGATATTGAGATGGGCGAGGTTAGAGTATTCTTCCCCCTGATGTCACGAGAAACAGCGGCAGAAAAAGAAAAGTTTGATGCTGATGTTTCTAGTGCTTACCTTAGAGTTAAGGGTGAGTTTAATCAGCTTATGTCAATCCTAAATGCAACCGATAGTCAACAGTTTAATGATTTTTATTGGGATGCTAGATCATACGTAGATCAGATTAGCGAGGGAGAACGTACTGTTTCTGGTGATTCCGATATTACTATTGACTTCCTTGCTTATCTGCAGGAGATATATGATATTGAAGATATGTCTACCGAGATGCATTCTTCAGCAGAGGCGGCATTAGCTTCTGTATTAGATACTCATGTGTTTGATAGAGATCCGGATTTATTTAATGAGCTGCATCTTAAAAGCAGAGATCTTCGAAATCACGATAACTTCTCATCTGCTGTTCCTGAGTTGGGTAAACTATCCCTTAAGATAAAAGAGGCTGTTGACGGTGGTCGCCTTTCTGAGGCTCAAGCTAGAATGATAAGAGCAATTCTTGGTAAGTGGTTTAAGTATGCTCCTGATATGGTTCTTGAGGTTAATTTTGAATTCTTAGATAGTGAGTGGGTTGATAATTCTGGGAAACAGCGAAGAGGATCCGCAGAAAAATCAGGTGGTAGGTATACAATTAGAATTGGTAATCAATTAGTTGGGCGAAGAGATGCATTAAGTGTGGCGTATTTAGTGGCTGAGGAGATTGGCCATATTGGTAGAATGATGTTTATCGAGAATGATTCATACCACTATAGAGAGTGGAGAACGTTATTCTTACGCGAGCGGAGTAAACAGGGTGGCGGAACACTGAAGAAACTTGTTATGGCTTTCCATAACGGCCAGTGGAATAAGGCTGCTCAAGATGAGTATGCTAGAATTATGAACGATACTACGGGCGAAGAGTTTATTGCGGCCCTGACAGGGTATCATTTAGTACACGATTCCTTAGAATTACTAAGGCAGGTTGAAGCCAATACTCCTCTAACTTCCGAAGAAGCGGGATTCTTTGCAAAGACACAAACCATAATTGATAAAATCTTTGCCTTTATTGGTAAGATATTAGATAGAGTATCTTCTGTATTCTCAGACTTTAAATCAACCGAGCCAGCTGAATACGAAAGAGCCATTAACTTAATCAGAAGAACTCTAGGACAGGATGCAACCAAGACAAGTAGAAATACGATAGCTGATGTAGGTAACCCTGATATGGGACCGCTGTATATGTCTACAGAAGGAACACAACAACAATCTACGGTGGAGAATACAGAGAACGAATTACTAGCTACCCTACAATCTCTTGATGAAGTTAAGAGAAGAATGGGTGAATTAGAGGACGCTATACACCATAACTTCTATACTCCCGAGGCACCTGAAAGTGAATCCGGAAAGTTTGAAAAGGAGTGGGAGGAGTTGAGTAAGGAGCGTGGTCAGCTAGAGAATAGGCGTGATACTCTTGGCGGTAATAAAATAACACCGCTTGGTATTACTACAGGTGAATTCCTTATAGGTCGGGAAAACCTTAAGAATCAATATAGTGTTAGAAGCGGGGACTTCTCAGTTGAAACATATGGTCCAGATCTTCTTGATGTTAAGAGAATATTCGTTGAAGGTACTCCTCATGATCAACAGATTCTTGCTACACAGATACTGATGGATATGACTAAAATGATGCGGGGGAATGACGGACGCTTTATGGCTGAAGCTACTAAGGCAATACAGCAGCTTCCTTACTTTAACAGGCCGGGTGGTATTGGTTCTAAAGTAAAACAGTTTATGACTATGCTTGCTACTGGTAGTACTGAATCCGGTGCTACTTGGAATTCTCCCTTTACTTTACTTGTTATGTTATCAACAATGATTGACAACTCAATGAGTACTATGGCAGGACATTGGGGTAATATGGATGGCATACCCCATGTCTTAGGTTCTGTTCAGCAGATTGACCAAATATCTACTGAGATTAGAAACTCTATGGAAAGAGTCTACGATGATATTATTGGGCCTATTGAATCAACCGTTCGATTTAGAACTCAGGTATTAGGGAATACTGCCGGAAACGAGAAAACAAGAGATACCTTTGCTAAAGAAGTGTGGACTAAGTTAGTAAAACAAATGGCAGGAGAAGCGTATGAGTACACGGATGCATTGCTTGTAAACAGCACAGAGCTAAGAAAGGAAGCAGATAATATTGTAACTAACTATGCTGCATTACTAGGTATTGTAAACCATATGGGGGTCGAAGTAGGTGTTATGGATAGAGCTTTTGATGAAGCTATTCCTTTTATGTTTGCGAATGCTAAGGTACAAGATCAGCCGGTTTATAATAACTTTAGAGAAGAAATGGGTAAGGTTATTGGAGATCGTATTGTTACGGAATCTCAGAATATAGATCTTAAAACAAGAAGAATGTGTCCTTATACTTTATACGCAATGGGCGAGCTTCCTCATTTGGCTGATCCCGAAGTAGGGCTAAAAGAGTTAGCTGAGTTAGAAACTAAGAACCCACAACTCTGGAAAGAAATTATGGCAATGGCCGAATTAATGAGGCAACGCCAGAGCGAAAGAAGCACATCTTATGATAGCACACTAACTAGACTTGCAAGTATTAAAACAAATGAAGAATACCGTAGCTTACTTACAAATAAAACTTCTACTATTGAACAACACAATACTTATGTTAACTATGTTATACCAGCTATAGCTCAAATTATGAGGTATATGCGATACAAAAAGAATAAGTTTAGTGCTGACTACTTGGGGTTTAATAGTGAAAACACACGAATTACCGCTGGTTGGTGGAGTAAGTATAGGGCTGAGGCAAAGAAACCTAATCAAGCTCGTCTAGATATACTTAGAGGTCAGTCTATAGATTCCAGACTTGCGACTCTTGGGGTCGTTGAAGGAAAATCCGCAAGACAGCAGTCTCCTACTATCAGCAGTCCTGTAAGTGTTCATGTGGCAAACATTATGAATGGTGCTGGACGAAAGATATACTTCTCTAATGATTGGGCTATTCCTCCGGTCCACGAAGTTATGAATAATCCTGCGATTGCAGATATGCTTATCTGGGGGCCAGAAACAATTTCAGATGGTATCATGAAACATCTTGGGCAGAGGATTGCAGAGCAATCTATGTATATGGATAAGTATGGGATTAAGGCTACTACTGGCGATGTGTTAGGTATCTTTAGGAATGTACTGGGTATGGGTAATCTTTTTAATAGTGACGGTAGTCGTATAAGTGCTAAAGACAGTGATATACTTACTAAAGCAATGGGTGTATTAGAGATCAAGTATAATACTATTTTAGGTAAACAGGAAAGTAATAGAGACTCAGCCGATGAAACTCTAAACTTTATTACAAGATATGCTCCAGATGTTGTTAGAATTGTCTTTGGCACAAACCTTACTATGGCTACGCTTGTAGTAGAGAATACTATGAATATGATTGATCAACTACTTGGTCGAGGTAGTATGGGTGGTTTTATTAAGGCTGCCGTTGCCCCTCTTATGGGACTTGATCCTAACATTAGAAAGAATGTTGCAAGAGATATGGCAGAGATTATCCGAATATTTAACCAAGGTCGGATACCAGACTATGCTCGGCCAGATATTGATGTAAGGTCGGAGTGGTATCAAAGGTTACCTCAGTGGTTAGGTGAGCGTAATATGCACCTTGCAGGAATACTGCATCAAATGATTGCTACCTCACGAGCTACGATCTTTAGAGGATGGTTACAGCAAGCTACGGTTGGTGGAGATGGCAGTAAGCTAAAAGAGTTCTTGCGTTTACATAAGCAGGTTGATCCTAAAGAATGGGATACTGTAGATGGGCGTAAGATTATTTCTAAGTTAATGTCAAGAGTAGGCCTGCCCGGAACAGACGCAGCAAACATTATGTATTTAATGAATGAGGGTGTTCTGACAAACGATAATGTAGATATCCTTGCTAAGATGGTTAACAGTCCTAAGGGAGATGAGTATTACAGCTTAGGAGGATTATTAACTAATTTGAATAAAGGTGAGGTATGGGAAGGCGGTCCTCAGTGGGCTACTACAGATCCAGAATACAAACAATACCTTGATATAATTTCAGGATTAAGAAGAGCAGAAAAAAGATATATCCATGAAATCTTAGTCGACCCTAATCCCTTTGATACAGCTACGGGCAATAGTAGTTGGGATCTTATCTTTGAAACCTTTAGGCGGTATCCTGTATTATTTGCTTCTCAGCAAGTTGGACGAAGAAACCAAAGATTCAGCCTTAGACGAAACGCCCTTCATTGGGTTTCATATGCTATGGTTGATTCATTGTATATGTCACTGTTGCTTGTAGCTGCAGGATATCCTGTAGAAGACATCATCGAGGGATGGGAAGAAGACCCGGTTAAACAATCATTGTTTATGATGGCTAGATTACCACACTTTGGTAGATATATAGGCTTGCTTATGGAAACCGTAGTAGGTATCTACGCAAACACACACCGAGAAGCTTTTGGATTTGTACCAGTGGGTGCAATGAACTCCTTCTTGTATAATGTTAAGAAGCTGATAGATGGCTGGACAGATGATGAAAAAGATACAGATTGGGCATCAATGGTAATGCTAATGAGAACACTTCCGGTTATAGGCGATGCCTTAACTAGGATTATATTCTTCTCCGCTATGGGCGAAGAGTGGCAAAGGCAAAACAACTCAATGAGCAGGGGTGCTAAATCATCAAACAAAAAATGGGCAACCTATGGTTCTTTTTCTGAGACATCTAATTTACCCCAATATGCCGCAGACTTACGAGAAATCCTTAGAGAACTAGGGTGGGAACCTAAGTTTGAAAACCTCCCACCAGCAATCCAACAACAACTCCTTCAGGGGTATAATCCCTCCGGTGCTACAGGTACTCCTAAGATGCAATATCCCAATCCTGCAGCAACCCCTGCACCGGCTCCTAAGACAACCGCTCCTAGCGTCCCCTCACAGGCTCCTGCTGCCCCCACACCGCGTCCTATGAGACGAGATATAGTGGGGGCTATCCGAGAGACGCGGCCTGAGCGAGCTCCTGAGAGCCTTGTAGGAGCTCCTGTGGGGAGTCCCGAATGGGAGGATAGAGAACGTAAGGCACAACAAAGAAGGTACGATAGAGATGCGGGAATAATCGACTAGGGGGTCGAGAATTTCTCCGTGGGTAAGGATGAGGTGGAGGGTATGCCCTCCCCCCCTATCCCCTTAAGGCCTGACCCTTGTAGGGTCACAACCCACAGGAGGTGATACTATGGTATCATCCGATGTCCGGCGTAATACTAGCTCGCAAGAGCAGTGTTCCGATTGCGGGCGCTTCATATCGCACGAGCAGAGTCACCTCTGCGCGTGCATCACAGTGGCTGTCTGTGATGCGGATGGAAACCGCATCGAGATCCCACTGTGTCCGAAGTGCGTTGCAATTGCACAGGGTAAGTAAACCCTGACGCACTCGACACCGCTTCGACTGCGGATGAATAGTCGAAACACCCCCTGCGTCCTCAACCGCCGATGGTTGAGGAGTATGGTGTTTGTTGGGACTGGCCGCCCAGCACTGATGAGACAGGCCAATGGTCTGACCCTTCGGGGTCACAACCCAAAGGAGTACTATAATGAGCGATGCTCAATGGTACAACATATCGGCGTTAGTGCTTGCACTAGCTGGGCTGACACTTGTGATCTGGCATCACTGGGGACACATCTGTGCTTCCTTAGTCAGGGACGAACCGAAAGGTTCTGAACAGACTGTAACTCTGGTTCCACTTAGGTGGCATCAGGATCAGTGGGTCAGTGACGAAGTGGCTGAGCGTTTCTATAGAAAGCGCAGTCCAGTTACGCTAATCGTTGGTCCTCAAACTTCGGACACTCTGGATCAAGTCCAGATGAAGAAGCGTAGGGATGCGATTGTGCTTCCCGATCAGTCGGGATTGATCACCCATCAACGATGAGGTGATCACGCCGAGTCACCTCTCCGGGTACCGCTGGTATCCGGAGAGACTTAAGAGAGTACTACCATGCTTCTCATGGAGGGGAAGTCGGGAAGAGTGGTTTTAGTATTGTCTCAGTGTACCAGCCCTCGCCGTAAGGTGTGGTGCTGACTTTTGAGATGACCTGCGTAGGTCATAACTCTAACACGAGGAGGTCATTATGACCGCCCCCCCCCGAAGGTTCTGGGTTCCACCTTCCCCAGAAGATAAGAACGCTGAAGGTATCACTGAGGATGACAAGCAGCTCACGGCACGTGCGATTGACACCGTGCTCGGCAATCCTTATCCTCGTAACCGTCGGCTTCTCACAAGCTGGGAAGGCGAACTCGCTACTCATCTGGATCATGTCACCGTGATCCGTGTGAGCTAGTCAGTCCTTAACTGGACTTAACAACCAAACGGACACACGGCGAGAAATCCCGTGTGTCCTATTCAGAGATGATGTAAATCATACCTCTAACACAAGGAGAGTTAGTTATGAGTGGCGATATGTTACTCGATTGTTGGCATAGTCCCGATGACCTTGCGAGGGTCAAGGAAGCTATCGCTGGCACCGATGGAACTGTAGACTCTGACGCTTATCTTATGAAGATTCGGTTACTTCATGATTCTATCTTCGAGGAAGATACAACCCTCGAAGAGGTTCTGGAGGCCTTCTTCAGGCTATGGGTGTGGATAGCTACAGGTACTCGTGACAACTTGCAGCAACTTCACTTTGGTCACTTCACGTACAAGACGGCAGAAGATGTTGCAGACCAGTTTGCTTGGCGACTGATGGAGCACCTTAAGGGTGATCCGGCCAACGATGCGCCCCGGCACATCCAGAATTGGCTAGATGTATGCCGTCTCAAGGATAAGAGGTCACCCAAAGAGATCCATATCAAGATCCTCGAAGATCTGGTACTCAAGGCGAAGGGTGACTACTGGATGTGGAAGGATCTGGAAGATGCTAACTCACACTTTGGAATGTGGTACAACAGGCGTTCCAAGTGAGTAATGCTGGAAGAAGAGAAGTATACCTCCTCTGGCTTTCGGGTCGGAGGAGGCCTTTGACACTTTTATAGGATGAGTGTTTGTACTGTCATCCTTAGAATCCCTCACACAGGAGTGTTTATCATGAAATATGATAACACAACCCTAGTGAATCCTTTGGTCGAGGGGGATTCGGAATTAGTAAAGCGTGTGCTATATCACGCTAAGCCCTCCAGTTGGGATGGGTCAGATGCTGTGGATCGCTTAGTAATTCCTGCACATCAAGAACTGGAACTGCAAGGAACGCAGGAGTTCAAAGAGTTACAGCGTCAGTTCCCTGATGAAGACGATCAGCAACACGAGATTGCTAAGAGTTGCTGTAAGTTCTACATTGGGCAGCAACAGACAGAGTACCCACACCGAGAGCATATTATCCAGACGGAACGGCGAGAGCTGACGGGCCTTTGGGCTCCTGAGGTTACTCGGTGTTCGAGTAATGTAATGCCGATCTGCGATCGTATGACAGAGTCAATGCAGTGGACCTCTGATACTCAGCTTCGTTACAGCATGGAGCTTCTTGAAGGATGGATGGGATCAGATGCATTCCATTCGAAGGATGGTGGAGCCTATGCAGAACGTTTCGAAACTGTAGCTGAAGAACTGAAGCGAGTAGGCGACTCAGTGTTCTACCCAACAGTAAGGCGTATCGATAAGCGTGGAAGGCGATACAATCATATGAGTAACTGTGGATGGCAAACAGAGAGCCATACAAAGGGACTTATTGATTTCGCTAATGCCGAAGAATGTACACCAGATGTGTTCTGGTCAATTACGAATGGCATGGCAGGTCTTCACGCTAACAACTGGGAAGCAATTCTCAGTTGTGGCTCAGTGAGTCAGTGTATCGATAAGTACGGATACGGCCTCGTTCGCGTGGCGTTGAAGTGCAAAGAGTATGCCCAAACTGGGAAGACAACCCTTGCGGCAGAGTTTGATCAGGGTTGTTCGGGGCAGCTGTTTCAGGCGTTGATTGAGAAAAGTATGTCTGGTATGCGGCTGGGTAATCTCTTCGGAGGCAAACGGCGAGACGCATATATCGAGATGTGTCGGTGGATCAACTCCATGGATAATGATATTGAGTTGGATGATTCGCTACGTACTACCGCCAAACGGTTGGCACGAGGCGGACAGTATGAGGCTGGTGTTGCTGTCATGGCAACCCACCTCTTGGGTCTCGATCCAGACAAGATGGAACGGCTGTACCAAGAGGACAGGGTTTACCTGTTAGACCATGTTGAGTACCCGAGTTGGGTGCCCACACACCCCGATTTCGTACATCTCTTCACCAAGAAGGGCACACTCCGTGCCGCAGTTACGTATGAAGAGCTGTATGATGTGGCCAAGAAGTGGGTTCGTAATGTTGGTGCTCCGGCTATGCATGAGGTTATTCCGGAGATCAGATCTCTCGGACAACGTTCACGTAATGCCAATGAGCACTGCGTCGAGACCACTGGCAAGATGATTGAGTTGATTCGTGGTGATGGGCAAGTAATTCCCTTCATGCCTTATAGCCGCCTGACAACAGAACCAGAGCGTACAGTTAGGGGTTCTGTTAATGGTAGGAAAGGCAAGGCAACGTACACACCGTTTGAGGTTGAGATGTTCGGATCGATTAGCTGTCACCTCGCCGCGATATATGATTCGTACTTCAACAGTGAGCTCAATCTTGAAAACAAAAGTCAAGATTGGCATCAACTTGACAACCATGATGGTTTCTTACTTCAACCAAGTCGAGTTGGGCGGTTCTTTGAGAATGCTCGTAATGTCATGGTGCGAATTATTCCCACAATGGAGGCTACGTTGGCTCCTCTGTGGGAAGCGAATGATGTCGAGCCACCGAGTGGACCATCATACGCTGAGATTGCTGAGATGATCCCACCAGTGATTCGTATGCACCATCTCGACACGATTGACTGAGTACTGAAGACCAAAGATCCACGGGCTCTCGTTAGTCCTCGACCCTCTGACGAGAGCCCGTCATCATTGGCCTTCGTCAATGGCCCGGAGTAGGCTATACTTCATTGAAAGGAGTGAATCATGGCTGGTTCACAAACCTACCACTCGTCTAGGCATGTCATGCGTGAAGCAGTGGATGCCGACGGAAACCCGTTTCTTGTGGATGCTATTGTGAATAACAAGGAAGGCACCATAGCCCTTAGGATCATCTCTTTGGATGGTAATGTGGATGTGGATAAGCTTCACACCTACATCGGCTATCGCCCCCTTGATTCAGTCTCCGTAAAGAAAGAGTGTGACGAACTTGGTTTCACAGTTGAGGGTGACAATCTTATGATTGAATCCTTTGACACGAATAACCTTCGGTACATTCGATTGCTGCGAAGACTGGAAACTCCCAAGACAACGAAGACTTCTGATGGCAAGTTTGTTACGACTTGGCTCTGTGAGAAATGCGGACTCTCCTTAGGAGGGAAAACACTGATACAGAGTTATCCGATAACTATCGAATCCATTCCCTGCCTGACAAAGGAATTGTCAATCAAGGCCTGTGAATCACGGTTTGATAATGAGTTTGCTAAGTGTGCGGTTTTGTATGAAACCGACAAAGAGGTAAAGAAGGCAGTTGCCAGCGTAAAGTGGTAGGTTAAGTCTTAAGTAAAGACTGAATAAACTCCACCCCTCTGAGGTGAGATTCCTCAGGGGGGCTTTTCTGAACCGACTATTTATTAGTCAAGTGTGGCCTGTCTTTACAGGGGCTCCGCCCTGCATATATAATATGGAACGTGTATGTGCAACTGTGGAGTATAGATTAGGCTCCGCCTTGTAATCCGTGGGACACTAGCTCAGGCTCCGCCTGTCTCAGTATCCCTTACTCTGTTATGCCCGCCGGGGCACGTGGTAAGTTGCTGTGTGAGCAGCACTTGTGTGCGTGGGCGGTATACATGGGTATAATAGTATAGTATGAGCTAAGTTTGAAGCTTAGTTTGTCTGTATTGTTATTGTTATTGGGTTTACATACTATGTGTATGTACCCTGAGGTTAGACTTAAGGTTAACGGAGGTCTGTGATGACATACGAATACGAAATCACACCCCTGACACCTGCGGAGCGGTCCAAGAAGTCTCCTACTCGTGAGTATAGCGAGAAGGCGATCAAGGATAACCTGTGCTCTGCTAGGAATGTCATGGGCGTGAAGGATAAAGAGTGGGGTAAGCTGGCAATGAACCGTTGGATATCCCGTGCTGTGAAGGCATGCGAGAAGAGACCCGCGTTTCAGAAGGAATTAGAAGCGTGTGGGATCAAGATTACCCTGTTGGAAGAGAAATCCGACAAGAAGGCTTGATCTACGGGCATCTGCTTTTTTCGACAAACTTCGGTGTACCCCTCGATAACGGGGGTACACCTTTTCTCCCTTTAGAGAGGTATAGGCTATCTTCGGAGAGCCTTGTGAATTCCTCGTAGCATCTATAGGATGCGGGGAGACAACTATCACAGGGGATTCTCCCTACCTGTATAAATATTGGGAGGGATGCATCACCACTGTCCTGAGTAAGAGTGTGTAACTCTATGGTAAGGCAATATAAGCCTCATGACTTGAAACTACTCCAACATTCAACACACCCCGACGGGGGTAGACCGTGGCTGAATAAGGCTTCTGACATCGGAGCCTAAGGCACAAGCGTAGACTGTGGTAGTCTGCCCAACGACCAAGTGGTTTAGGGCATTCCCTTGACTGGGATCACGCTGGTACTGAGGTGACCATATCTTTACGATATCTCTCGGTTGCAGGTATAGAGAATCCTGCCGGTCAACAATCAACAAGGAGAGTCCAGTAGAACAGGTTCGAATCCTGTCTAGGTTACGCCAAGGTCGCACCTTGGGCCTAGTAGTGTTATGACTGGTAGCACGCTGGCTTCCGCGTTATGGGGGGTGATTTGGTTTAGATTCGAGAGAACTCCGCATGTCGGACTCTCGAAGACGGCGGTTCGACTCCGCCCGCCTCCATTTTTACACGTGTGAGAACAAAGGGATGTAGGGAGTCATGACCCTGCCATAGACCGCTTCATGTGATGTATCATTAGGGCTTGCATTGTGCTAGCCAAGTGAGACTAATTGAGCCACCCCTGACGGTTGTGTAGCCTAATCCTCTGCACTATGAACTATATAGACATGCCTAGTAATGTTGGACGGTTGAAGGGGCTAGGTTGAGGTTTAGATGCAGCCAAGAGTAGCAAATGTGTCATCTTTATAAGGAATGATAGCGCCACTACCCTTGGCGGGAACCTTCGGGATGGGTCGATATACTTGTCCTGAGTAAGAGCGGTAACTCTATGGGAAGGCAATATAAGCCTCATGACACTAAACTACTCTAACATTCCAGAGATACGGGTTCGACTCCCGTTCATATGGCGAAATATAGTATGTAATGTACTACGCGCGTCGCGTATGTAGTATAACTGGTAATACACTGGAACAATCTAATGCCCTGTCGAGGTGACTACATTCTACGTGTCTAGGGTAAGTAGGGTGACGTAGAGCCTAAAAACTAAAGACTAGTGGGTTCGATTCCCACGGGGCTAGTTTATTTCAAAGGAGCAGTTATGCTTACAGTTTTAGTAGACGAAGAATACGGGTATCGGAATTGGGTATGGCAAGCCCCCGATAATGCCAAGGAATTGATCTCTGATGCAATTTCTGATGAGTATTTCTTTGCCAGCAATCTACCTACCCAATTCACTGAGGGTACGTGGACTGAGATTCCATATGAGGAATACAAAGAAAGATTCGATTCCGAACAATGGGATCTCCATGCTATGCTTCATACTTACGAAGATTCCATGGTATACTCAATAGAGGATCATAAGCATTGGATAGAGCTTGAGTTTCTTGACTGGTATCTAGGAGATAAATGATGATGAATGATAACACCTATTGTGTCTTCGTGTATAATACCGTAGACGGCTTTGGTAACCCTGTGGAAATTCGAGAGAGTTTCCCTAATGTAACTGACACTGATAAGACTGAGACTGAGGTACGATCCTTGGCTTTCAGTCGATTGAACGAACTTGAGAAACTTCACGCTAACGTAGGTGTGGAGATGAATTCAAACTTTGGAGAATAATAATGATGTATCCAAACATTACAGTACGTTCCCGAGTCTCTGGATTTGATGTGCCTAGCTTCTCTGTTGAAGCGTGCCATGACAATGAAGGTGACTGGGAGACTTGGTTCAACGGAACCGAGGTAGAACTAGGGGTAGCTGCAATCAACAACCTGTTGAATCAGTACCCAGATTATGATCTGTATATTGAAGATACACATGTCCCAATCAAGGGCTATGTGTTCCAGATTCGTACAGATAATAATGTAAAGAAGTTCTTTCGAGGGGTTGACAGCGTGAAGAATCCTTTCTATAATAGGAAGGTATACGAGAACGCCACCGAAGGATCGACTGTATCCTTCACTGCAATCAACCTGTAAGGAGTAAGTAATGCTGAAGAAATGGCTTCAGGATAACCTTAAGCCTGTTGGTTCTGAGTTTACCTATAAGGGTAAGGCTATCAAGATCAACGGTAATAGGTTTAATTGTAAAGATTGTAATGATCTCAACTCCCTACAATATATGCATCTTAATGGTGAGATAGATTTGTATCTTCCTATTGAGGCATATGCTGAGGATTGGGATCATGTAACCGATAAGGAAGGTAAGTTTGTTTCTGCAACCCCTAAGGTGGGGACTCGTAGACGTAACGACTTACCTCCTGTTTATATGCAATGGAAAAAAGAGTTTAACAAAGGAGCCTGAAATGGGCATGGACGTAGTAGGAGTTAATCCTAAGACTAAAGAGGGTGAGTACTTTCGTGCTAACTGCTGGTCATGGCGACCCTTATGTGTAGCTATGGCTAACAGTGGTGCTGCTGATCATTTGACCCATCAAGAATGGGATCTTATGGCAGAGAATAGTGGCGGCGGTCCTCGCTCTGAAGAGGTATGCCAGAAGATGGCAGACCTTATGGAAGAATGGCTTGATTGGAATGAGATGGCAACAACAGAAGAGATATACGCACCAGAGGAACTCGATGATCTCGATATGTGGATTGAACGAGAGCCTAATGAACATGGCGGACATCGCTTCGTTAATCCTGTTGATGAACCTGAGGTAGATGTAATGTCTGCATACGGTACTCGATGGGAACATATAAAGGAATGGATAACTTTCCTCCGCAACTGTGGAGATGGGTTTGAAGTATGGTAATATGGAAACTTTTGTAAAAGAGTTAAGTATGAAGGAAGATCTTGTCGATAAAGAGAGACAGGAACTTCACATGATCAGGGGTAAATATTATGTGGTTTCGCGTATACTTGCCCGAGATCATGGAGGATGGGAAACCTTAGTGTTTAAATCAAACAAGGACGGTAATGTTCTTAATTGGTTGGAAGAATATGGCTATATAGGTTATGAACCTATACACGAAAGTGTTAGAAAGTTTCAGGAGCTTCAATATGAACGCAATAATAAACCCTATAGTAAAGATATTGTGGATTGATGCTGAAACTATAGGTGATAATGGATGGCAGGAGTTAGAGGATCTTAAGTCTTCTATTGAATCTCCTCCCCCTATTATGCAAACCGTAGGCTTTCTTATAGGAGAGTACTCAACTCATATATCTGTCACGGATTCTATTGGTGACAAAGAGTGTGGGCACTTAACTAAGATACCTTTATGTATGATTCGAAGTATGCTTTATTTAGAGGATATTGACAATGGCTAAGCAAACAATTGCTGATATGTCACACATTGCTAACATTAGAAAGAAGGGTAAGCCCCGTCGTTCTAAGAAGAATAAGTATGGACTCCGTAGAAAAGGACGGAAAAACTAATGAGTATGATTTATGATTTACAATATATCGTGAACCACTACATGCCCAGCACCCATATCTGGCGGGAGATCCAGTATGAACTGGAAGCAACTGACCATGAAATGGAAGAGGCATTTGAAGAGATCGGTGAGAACATAGCAGGAGATCTTGAGTCTGATGTCGAGGTAATGGCGGAAGACTGGATGGATCGACATGGCTGTGCCTATGAAGATGACTTCCGTAGTGCTGTTGAGAAACTTGTAGCTGAAAGGTTAGAAGATGATGAATCTGAATGATAAGCCTGACATGTGGGGTACATGCCCCAGCTCTGCTATGTGGGGTGTACCACCTGATGGTGATGAATACTACGAAAGGCGTAAGCAGTCTGACTTCAACGAGGAAGTATACTGGGCAGAACGTGAGGCTAAGCATTGGATGGAAGTAGCCGAAACTTTCTATTGGCAATGCGGTGGCCGTGATGGCTGCGGTAGTCTTGATGGTATTGATAACTTAGTTGAATACTATGCTCAATGGTTTGAAGTTGAGGAGGATGGAGATGAAGAAAGCATTTGAAATCACAATTCATTATTCGGAAACATCATGGGGAAAGTGTTACGCTATAGTCGAGGCAGAAACCAAGGATGAAGCAGAGGATTTGTTTATGAATGACCCTTGGGAGTATGACTGGGAAGGCTGGGAAGCCGATGATAGTGAGATGCGTGACTGGGAAGTGGATAGTATAGATGAATGTCCTTGGGCAACCAAGAAACTACAAGATAAAGAACAGAAAGCATCTGCATTCGACGAAGCACTTGATATGGTTGAACGAATTGCAGAAGAAGAGAAGGAGAAATCAGATGACTAAAGAAGTATATGTTGATGCTGGTCTTATCTGGATTGGCGACCCGTGCTATGTCATGGGTGATAATGCAACTAACAGAGTCACTGATTGGATGGACTTCTGTGATAAACTGCATACCCATGAGGGTGTATCGACACCCTTGGGACACGGCGTTGGTGTCGCTGTCTCTAGTGGATACGGTGATGGAGCTTACCCTGTTGAGATTGAGTTCAACGATGAAGGTAGGCCATCGAAGGTAACTATTACATTTATAGAAACCGAAGACGAAGAACACTGGAGATCCTACTGATGCTGCTCCGGTAGCTCAGGGGACAGAGCAACGGTCTTCTAAACCGTGGGTCGCAGGTTCGAATCCTGCCCGGAGTGTTTGGCTCCGTAGCCCAATTGGCAGAGGCAGTGGACTTAAAATCCATACAGTGTGGGTTCGAGTCCCACCGGAGCTATTAAGGAGAACAACAATGGCTTATTGGAATGAGATGTATACTAAGAGAAAGCAAAAGGAAATGCTTAAGAAGGTAATAAAGAAAGACAACAGTCCCTACCCTTCTTATGATATGGTTCCTCGTACAACTACTACATCGTGGCAAGAAAGAGCCCGTGAACGTAGGAAAGAAAGGAACTTTTGGATTGTTGGTGGTGTTATTATTGCTATTGTAGTTGCTTGTGGTATCTTTGGGATTCTATGGGTGGCACAGCTATGATACCTATACCTGTATTAATTATAATGTTATTACTACCTGCATGTGCGATTCTATATGCAGTGTATTGTGTTTGTAATGGAGAACCATAATGGCTAAGCAAGAATGGGGTATCTGGGTATCAGGTGCTTCAGAAGGATGGCTAACTGATGGTGGTTACTGGGATGATAATGTAGACTGGGTAGACTTACCCGCTATATATCCTACCAGACAATCCACTACTGCAGATGTTCAATGGTTGAATAAAGATAGCAAGGCTACTTATAAAGCTAGGAGATTCGATGACGATATTACTTGAGGATGATGTAAGAGATCAGATTAATGAACAGCTAGAGTATGCTTATGAAGATGAGGGGATTGGTACCTACGAATGGCATGGATCAAAAGAAAATGATGTATGTATGAGAATGCGCTTGACAGATGATGTGGCTATGGTAGAATACACTACTGACAAGGACGAGATGATATATGTAAATATTACAGGCTATCTACGAGACATTGAAACCGATCAAGAACTCGATTGGGTGGCTGAACTAGAGTCAGCTGAGTATGATCACCCACACTACGTAGCTAAGTATAAGGTTTATGAGGTATAAATGGAAATACAAGTTACTATAACTTCTACTCTTTTTGATTCCTTACTTCGGACTGGATATATTTGTGATTACACAGACGATGGTTTCGTCTTACATGAAACTGCTGGTTGGATACCAGTGGGTGATGTATTAGAATATATTCTATCAACCGAGGAGGGAGATCGTGCGACGAGAAGAGAAGAGAAGGAAGCCAAAGAAAGACGATAAACCAAAAGGAAAGACTAAGAGTTATAAGTCCCGCCGAGAAACTAAAGGTATTCTTCAACAGTGGGAAAATAAAGATTGGGAAAGTTTATTGAGTGACAATATAGAAGGAGATACTAATGTCACACGAGATGACGGAGAATGATTCTGCAGTATACTTTGCTAAGCCTGCATGGCACGGCCTTGGTAAGGTAATTGAGAATCCGTTTAGTATTAGTGATGCACTTGAGCAAGCCGACCTTGGTTGGAAAGTAAGCAAGAGTAATGGTATCCTTACCAACACTCCACTTATGTCTTATAGTGATGATCATCATGCTATTATACGACAAGATACTTCTGATATTCTGGGTATTGTAGGATCAAACTACAAAGTACTTCAGAATGAGGAAGTGTTCAGGCTTGCTGAGTGTTTCGGTAAGGATGTAAAGGTTGAGTCGGCAGGCTCAGTCCAGAACGGTTCAAAGGTTTACTTACTCCTTAAGGGAGAAACGTTTGATGCTGTTTATAATGATGCAGTTAATAAGTACATGGCTTTATTCTGGAGTCATGATGGTAGTATGTCTATGACCGCACTACCCACATCTGTACGTGTTGTATGTAAGAACACATTAGATATGGTTATTGGTCAGGCTGACAAAGCTACTAACAAGATCAGTATTAAACATGCTGGTAATATGGAAGAAAAGATGGATGCTGCCCGTGATGCTGTCATGCGTTACAATGAGGTAGGTACATTCTTTGAGAATACTGTCAAAGTTCTTGGCCGTACTGAGCCCACGGTAGAGGATGTTAAGAAGTTCTTCGTGTCTGTATATCAGATGCTTAACGATGTAACTATTGTTAACAACCCCACCAATGAAGAAGAGGAAGCAGAAAAGGTTAAGGCTGCTGTTGAGATTTCTTCATGGACTAATACGTTTGAGGAAGAAGCCAAAGACTTTGGTATAAATCTTTGGATTGCAGCGAACTCTGTTACGAATCACATTCAGCACCGCGTTGCTACTAGAGGACGTAAGAAGACCCCCGCTTCTGCTGCCTATAGCAACTTGATTGGTACGAATGCTAAAGATTCTACTAAAGTGTTCCGCTCTGCTCTTCAACTTGTGGGTTAATCCCACGTAACTGAACGGGGGGAGCGTGGTCTGCTGCTGCGGGCGATACATTACTGTATCCGAAGTGCTCTGCTCCCACGCTTCTCCTTAGTAAGTTTAAAGAGGAGGTATTATGGCAAGGAAAAAGAAAAGTTTATCGATTGAAACCAACGATCAAAACTTTGGTGGTTCTTTTAATGCGCATAAAAACTGGAGGAAATTACGGGAGAAGCATAGAAAAGATGAACTACATCAAGCTAGAGGTGGTAGTAGAATCTGGAAACCAGAACTATATACACCAAACTCTAGCGCAGGTAAGGGAGATTCTCAGCGAGACTCAAACATTCCGAAGGAAATATATGATCTTAATTGGGAGCTTGCTTTTAAGAAGATTACCAAGGAAGAATATAATAAGAAGGTGGATGAATTCTGGGAGAACAATTCTATATGAAATGGGATACCTTAACTGATGACGCTAAGTTAGAGAGAAAGAACTCGCAGATCTTGTATGAACAAGAGATGCTTGAGTATGGTAAGTCTAGATATTGGTCAGACTATGAGCGCGCTCCCGATGAGGGCATACCTGAACAAGAACTTATTGATTCTTCTGTTGTAGAACTAAGAGAAGTGTTTCAGGAGTGGATTGATAGGGTGTGTCAATCAAGTAAGTCACCTCAATGGTTGTACCCCTTACTTGAGCTGGGTCCGCAGAAGATGGCTGACATAACTATAAGAGCTGTGATTAGAAGCTGGTTCTCTAGTACCTTCTGGGGATACAGGTGGGAAAAGGATAAAGTTATCCCCCCTCTAGCACAAACCTTAGCTACACAGATATCTCATGACGCTTGTGATATTATTGCGTTCCAAAGAGCTAAGGAAGATAACAGAGATGATTGGTTAAGACAATCTAAGTTTATAAAGAACTGGACACCTAAGAGATGCCGTGCATTTGCCGATAAGATGGACAAAAATGTTAAGCTATCAATTAAACAAAGGCATGACTTCGGACATAACATGCTTAGGATAGCTGCCTCTTCTAATATAATTATCTTAACTTCTCATATGATAAAACGAGGTAATTCTTATAAGAAATTTCTATCGGTTGAGTTTCATCCCGATGTTCTTAGAGAGCTACACAAAAGACACGATGTTCTTCAGAACTCTACACTAATATATAGACCTATGTTGTCTATCCCCGAAGACCATACTACAATATCTACAGGTGGGTATATACATACCAACCTAAGGAAACCTATGGTCCAGAAGTTTAGATCTAATTTCTTTGGAGACCAAAAAAGGGACCAAAAATTTTCGAGCCCTTCTTTAAAGGTTGTTAAGGGTTTGAATCACATGATGAAAACAGAGTGGTCTATCAATGAACCAGTAGTAGAGGTGATGGAATCCCTGTTTAAGAACAATACTGGGCTAGCTAATCTACCCTACTTTTCGTTCGAAGAATTCATGTATAATGAGGAGTACCCTAAAGATGGGTCAAAAGAACAACAGGCTATCTGGTGTCAACGCCAAGAGGAAGCTTGGAGTGATTGGTATAAGCAAGAACAAGCTCGCGGAAGGATGTTAATACGTCTTCAGCTGGCTGAGAATCTTATTCCTTGGGGGTTTTTCTATCATGTCTACACCCTAGATTTCAGGGGCAGGGCATACACAACCTGTGAGTTGCTGTCCCCCCAATCATCTGACCTAGATAGGGGGATGATTAGGTTTGCTAATGGTGTTAAGATAACCGAGAGGGGTAGGTATTGGCAGAAAATATATCTAGCTAACCTGTTTGACCAAGATAAAGTATCCTTTGATAAAAGAATACAATGGGTTGACGATAACTGGGACATGATTGAACGTATATCTCAAGATCCATATGGAAATAAAGAATGGATTGATGATTCCAAGAAGAAGAACAAGTCTTTCCAAAGATTGGCAATGATCTTTGACATTACTAGGAAAGATGGTATGAGTTATGTACCTGTACAGATCGATGGTAAATGTAACGGCAACCAACACTGGTCTTCTATCATGGGCGACACTGATATTGCTAAGCTGACTGGGGTAACTCCTTCAGACGAACCGCACGATCTATACCAGTATGTAGCTGATGTTACTACTGATTATTGCACTAACTTTAGTAGCGACAACGATTGGTATCGTGAGTTTCTAGAGTTTTGGGATAATAAAATTGATAGGAAGGTAACAAAGCGCAGCACAATGTGTGAACCGTATGGTCTTACTTTCTATGGAATACAGAGATACCTAAAAGAAGAGGGACACCTCGACTGGGTGTCTCGTGAGAAGAAGGGTGCAGCTATTGTTGAGCTGGCCCGAGCTATTAAAGCTAGCCTTGACCGCTCATTAAGTGGACCAAACAAAGGCAAACAATATTTAAAATCTATTATTGAAGAAGCTAACAAGCTTAACAAACACGTTGAGTGGACAACCCCCAGTGGGTTTAAAGTAGTTCACCAGTATAATAAACAACAGAAGAGGAGATCTCTTGCTCATCTGTTTAACAAGAAGGAACTTATATTCTATGTTAAGACAAATGATGTGGCTCCGCGTGATTCTTTACAAGCTATCTCCCCTAACTTTATACACAGTTTAGATGCTGCTCATATGTTTTTAACTATTGACAGACTGATAGACTGTGGTATAATAGACCTCTGTATGATTCATGATTCCTTCGGGTGCCATGCTAATTATATAGATGATATGAGAAACCTACTAAGAGAAGAGTTTGTTAAGATTCATAAGACAAACCAACTAGAAAACTTCAAGAAGGAGGTTGAAAACCAATTAGGAATTAAACTTCCCGACGTTCCAACACGGGGCAAGCTTATGCTTGAGGAAGTTTTACAATCAGATTATTTCTTTGCGTAAAGGAGAAAGCATGACTCATTTGCTAATAGGAAGTGAGGCTGACATGGAACACGGCCTGAAGTACACTGTTAAACTAGCCCTTCAGGGTAAGGATGAAAAGGTTTTGAATCTTTCGTTCCCAAGTGAGGCACTAATGTCTATTTTTATGGCTAATTTATTTAAAGAGTTTGTTGTTCAAAGAGTTCCAACAGATACTGGCCTAAATTTAACCTTAATAATTCCAGAACCAGAGTAGATTATGCCGATAGATACTAATGACTTTGAGTATTACGTTCATTTTGTTGAGGATTGGGACGGTCTTATCATCGATACTAATTTAGATTTGGAAGATGATGATGACTATATCGATTACGAGGAGGATATTATTTGTGACTAAAGTATTGGTTATAGGTGATCTTCATCTTCCAGCTGAACGATCAGACTATTTGGATTTCTGTAAGGGACTTCGCAAAAAATATAGAACCAACGAGGTTGTTTTTATAGGTGATGTATTAGATCACCATGCTATTTCCTTTCACCAGAAACACCCAGATGCTGACGCAGCTGTGGCTGAGTATCACAGAAGTATGGAAAAACTAAAGGAATGGAAGAAAGCCTTTCCTAGTGCTAAAGTATGTATAGGAAACCACGATGAAAGAGTTTATAGATTATCAGCTAATGCTGGCATCCCAGCTATGTATCTAAAGGATTATAAAACAATCTTTAATACACCCAACTGGGAATGGGAGTACGAGTGGGTAATTGATGGTGTAGGATATCTTCATGGGACTGGTGCTAACTCTGGTGTTTCACCTGCTTTCAACGCAGCTAAGACTAGAGCACAGAGTACTGTTAGTGGACACGTTCACTCAACAGGAAGCTTGTGTTGGCTACTTGGTTCTAATGATAATAAAATATTTGGTTTTAATGTACCTTGTGGGGTTGACAAACACCACATCTTAATGTATTATGGTAAGAACTTTCTAAAGAAGCCAGTCAATGGGGCTGGAGTAATAATTGATGGACACCCCTATATGGAGGTAATGGATTAATGTCGGAAGCAGAAATTAAAACCGATGAAGGTTGGAAGGCTGAGGTTGTTGATGAAAAGGGAAGCCTTGCAGAAGCTGAAGAGAAGGAACAAGTATGGATTACTTATGCAGAGGTAAAGAATTACTTAACTCATGTGGCTACCTCGTTGTTGGGGTTAGTAAATCACATTGAAAATTCAATTAAATCTATGGAAGAAAATATTACCAAAGGAGAAATAGAGGATGAACATGATGATGAAGATTAATGCTTTTACTACTGAGACGCTGGATGTTATCTGGGCTCACCTTCACGCCCCAGACGATAAGTTTGGTGAAGACTCGTCTAACCATAACATCACAATTATTGTTGATGATGAGCTTCAGAAGAAGCTAGACGAAATGGTTTCAGAAAATAACGCAAGCAGGATTAACGGCCTCAAGGTTGACGATGAAGGTCGTACAACTCTGAAGGTTAAGTCCAAGGCTTTTGTTAAGAAGAATGTTCGAACGTTCCCTTGTAGGGATGCCCATGCTAACAGAACAGATGCTGTTCCGTTCGGTGGTGATAAGGTTCGGCTTCGTCTTGCTCCGGCTATCTTAACAAGAGATGATTCTCTTAGTCTGTATCTTAACGGATGCCAGATTATCGAGAAGAACATTATGGATACTGGTGGATTCGATGCCACTGATGGTTTTGATGGTTCAAACTTCATCCCCCCTGTCGAAGACAAGGAAGATGAAGACCTGCCAATCTAATGCCTGAGTGGTTGTTCCCGATTAGTCCGGTCGCAGCGAGTAGGCCTCGCTTATGTAAACGTGGGGCCTACTTTGCTGGACCTTATAAATATTTCCGGAAGGAGATGATAGAGTTGGTACCTATGATTCTTGGTAACGACTTTGACTTATATACTGGACCGCTTAAAGTTGATCTGGAACTGTTTGTTAGGAGACCGAAGAAAACAAAACTTATGTCTCCGAAAGCTGATATAGATAACTATATTAAAGCTGTGTTTGATTGTTTAAATGGTAAACTATGGGAAGATGATACACAGATTCTTGAAGTATACGCTGTTAAACAATGGACCAAGCCTACGGAGGATGGATACTTTATATTAGGTGTAGACCAATTACAATAGGAGGGGGTTATATGTGGAAAGTTTTAACGTTATGTGTTACGTGTGCTATGTTATTTGGATGTAGCTTATCACGGACAGTAACGGGACCATTAGATGGTATTACTGCGTCAGTACAACAAGGGGTTAACAATGCTTGCAGCCCCATGCTTGGCTGGCTAGGTGGCCTGTGTTGTTTAGCTGGTATTGCTTTGTTAGTAATATCTAGAGGAACACTAGGTTGGAGACCGCTAATTGGTGGTGTGATTTTTATCTTAATTAATTATGCATTAGCATTATACGCAGACTGGTTCTTCATTCCAGTTGCGATTGCAACAGGAGCAATCAGTCTTGTGTGGGCAGGAAGAATCGTTTGGAGGATAGTTACAAACGATAAAATTAAGGAGATTAAACTATGATGAGTTGGATGGATTCTACATTAGGAACCGTATTTTATTCAGTTACGTTGTTTGGTGTCGGTGCTCTTGTCGGTAAGCAGATGTGGTGCTGGCTTTGTAAGAAGATGCCATGGTCAACTTGTTCTAAATAGGAGTTGAAATGTCAAAGATTAAAGACCGGGTTCAGTGTCCCGCCTGCGCTAACAGTGGGCGGGACACCTCCCGAGATAATTTATGTGTGTATGAAGATGGCGGCAAACATTGTTTTGCCTGTGGCCATCATGAAGGAGCATATTCAAATATGTCTACTACAGTACAGAAGTCCCCAACTAAGTTTCTCGCTGGAGAAGTTATTGGTGTAGGGGACAGAAAGATAACAGAGAAGACTGCTCGTTTCTATGGGTATCAAACTATTACCAAGGAAGGTAAGAAGGTAGAGATTGCCTCCTTCTTTCGTGATGGTAAGGTTGTTGCTCAGAAATTAAGAGGCCCAAACAAAGCCTTCCAGTGGAGAGGCGACACAGTTAAGGTTCCCTTGTGGGGACAACACCTTTGGAAGAGCACCAAAGGTAAGAGGCTTGTAATTACCGAAGGAGAAATTGACTGCATGACAGTAGGACAACTAATGGAAACTAAGTGGCCAGTAGTTAGTCTACCTAATGGTGCAGCAGGAGCTGCTAGAGCTATTAAGGATAACCTTGAGTTCGTTACCAGCTATGAAGAAGTCATTCTCATGTTCGACATGGATGATGCTGGTCAAGACGCAACTAAAGAAGTAGCTGAGTTATTACCTCCCGGTAAATGTAAGGTAGCTTCGCTTCCATATAAGGATCCGAATGAATGCCTACTTCAAAATCAGGGCCGAAAAATTATTCAGGCCATGTGGGAAGCACAACAATACTCACCAGATGAGATTGTACATGTTTCTCAAATTAATACAATCAACTCTCTTGAGGATACTAAAGTCTACCCATTCCCGTTTGATTCTTTATCCGACTACTTATTGGGACAGAGAAGCGGAGAGGTTACACTATGGGCTTCTGGAACTGGTTCCGGTAAGTCAACTATCCTAAGAGAGATCATCCACCACCACCTTGAAGAAGGTCGTAGTGTTGGTGCTATTATGCTTGAGGAATCTCCTCAAGAAACTGTTGATGACATGATATCATTACTAATTAATAAACCTGTACGAGCTATCCGAGCGAAGAAAGTTATGAATGAACTTCGAGCTAAGCTTGGTAAGGATCCGATTAGTATTGATATCATCAGTGATCTAACTGATGAAGAGTATGCAGATGCTAGAAAGAAACTAGAAGGATCTAACCTATATATCTATGATCATCTTGGCAACAGTGGACTCAAGAATCTATGTGCTCGTATTGAGTTCATGGCCGTGTCTCTTGATGTTGATGTAATTGTTCTTGATCATATCACTGCTGCTGCTGCTGGACTATTAAATGATAGTAGTGACTTCGATGGAGGAGGCTCTGAAAGATTGTTAATAGATAATATTATGAAAGAGCTAAGAGCACTGGTCTCAAGAACGGGTGTTCATATTGATGTTGTCTCTCAACTAAAGAAAACTACTAAAGCATATGAAGAGGGAGTACGAATCACACTACAAGATCTACGTGGCTCGGGTTCGTTATCTTCCGTACCTAATACTGTTATTGCTTTGGAAAGAGACAGACAGAATCCTGATGACAGGGTAAGCAACACTACTATTGTTAGGGTTCTAAAGAACAGACTAACAGGTAGATCAGGTGTTGCTGCGTGTCTATACTATGACCACGAAAGCGGAAGGCTAAGTGAATTAGACTTCGCCTTTGATGGTGATGGTAATGTCGTTAACGATTGGGATAACATATGATTCTAGTTACCGGAACAGGTCGTTGCGGTTCTAGTCTCATGATGCAGACTCTTTATTACCTTGGGGTTCCCTTAGTTGGGGATCCCAAGGTAGATAACGATGAGCACTTATTCTGGGGTGCATATAATATTGTTAATAGAGAGAACACAGATGTTAAGGTTAAGGCTAGTCCTGAGCTAGATAAGAAGGCGAGGAGCTTTAATCCTAAAGGTTATTGGGAGTTAGATATGCTAACAATAATCGATCATTGTAGGAAGGGTTTCGGAGAGCAGAATATTGGTCATGTTATAAAGATTACTGGAGCATTGGTTACTGAACTCCAAACAAATGATATCGAGAAGATGATTATATGTAAGAGAGAAGATACAGTTAAACAAGCAGAGAGTATGATGGACCTAGCTAAGATTGATATTCAAATAGCAGAAGAGAATAACCTAAAGAGTCCAAACTTTACCGAGTGGTATAAGGATAAAACATACTTAGATGTAATGACTATGCAAACAACACAAGGTATCATGCTTGATAGCTTAGCTATGAACTATGATATACCCTCAATCCCTGTTTACTTTGAGGATATGTTGAAGAACCCAGAGAAAGAGATTAAGGAACTAGTCCAATTCCTTGAGTTAGGAGATGTGGATATTTCTGAGGCTATTAATAATGTGGATAAACGATGAAAAGATTAGTGTTTGATGTTGAAGCTAATGGTTTAACTGAGCTTACTGTTAAAGGTGACGAAGCTATACCGGAAGCAGATAGAGTATGGTGTATGGTTGTAAGCGATCTAGATACTGACCAAGTATGGTTCTTTTATGAGAGTACAATGGAAGAGGGAGTTGAGATGTTAAGATCGGCTGATCTTATTATTGGTCATAATATAATATTATACGATGTTCCTTTGCTGGAAAGATTGTATGGACCAATTCATACTAAGAAATATGATACACTCACAGTCTCCCGTCTTATGTACCCAGATAGACAGAACCACCCCTTCGGAGGTAACTCTCTCAAGGCTTGGGGTATTCATCTGGGAGAAGAAAAGATAGAGTATATCCTTGGCTTTGATAAGTACAACGAAGATATGCTGAAGTACTGTCTTCAGGATGTTAACGTAACAAAACTTATATACGATAACCAAGTAAGCTTTGCTATAGATAATAAGAGGTCTATTAAACTTGAGCATGATGTAGCTTCTATCATAGCTGGGCAGATTAATAATGGTATTGGTTTTGATATCGAGGCTGCTAGTTTACTTGAGCATGACCTGCTTATGGAAAAGGTTTTGATTGAAGATGACATGAGTGAGATCTTTCCACCTATTGTGGAGGAGAGATGGTCAGATAAGACAGGTAAGAGACTTAAAGATAAGACAACACACTTTAACCCTGCCTCACGAAAACAAATAGCTGAGAGACTGGGTAAGAAATATGGATGGGTTGCCCCTAAAACAGATAAGGGTAATCCAAAGGTTGATTCAGCGGTACTTAAGAATCTTAATTACCCGGAAGCAAAAACATTAGCACGATACTTTGATACTATAAAGATGCTTAGTCAGTTATCTGACTGGATACTTAGAGCTGTTAACTCTAGAGATAATAGAATTCATGGTAGTGTTAATACTCAAGGAACTGTAACCGGAAGAATGACTGCATCACAACCCAACCTACAACAGGTATCAGGAGACTCTAGAACCAGAGCCTTGTTTACTCCTAGAGAAGGATGGGTTATGGTAGGTATCGATGCTGCTGGTCTAGAAGCTAGGTTGTTGGCTAATCGAATGGCTAACTGGGATGATGGTAACTACGGAGAAGTTGTTATTAACGGCGACATCCATAGCTTGAATCAGTCTGCCGCTGGTCTATCTACAAGAGATAAAGCTAAGACGTTTTTCTATGCTCTAGTCTATGGTGCTGGTGATGGTAAGATTGGTAAGATTGTAGGCAAGAGAGCTAAGGAAGGTAAGGAAATCAGAAACAAATTCCTTTCCGAAATGCCTGCTCTTAGGAATCTAATAGAGAATTGTCAGTTTCAAGTAGCAAAGAAGGGAACGATTACCCTACTAGATGATAGAGAGGTTCCTTGTAGAGCTAAGCACAAGGCTTTGAATGTACAGATACAAGGAGATGGTGCTGTTATTATGAAAACTGCTCAGAATATTCTTGACACTAAGCTATCCATGCTCTATAATGATAGAGTTGCATTCATGGCTACAGTTCATGATGAGTGGCAGCTTGAATGTGACCCCACTATAGCAG